GAAGATGTCCTCATTCACATAGTCTTTAGGCCATGCCTCTTGCATGGTGCGTGGAAACATTCGTCCAGTTGGAAGAAGATCATCATTCATTTGATTAGACTCCTATAAGCGTTAATGGCATCTTTCAAATCATTCTGCAATTGCTCGATGTAGTCTTGCTGTTCTTGCAACTTGGCGTACGATTCTTTGGCAAAGTTGGCTAGGTTTTCGTGGCTCCATGACTCGAACGTTGGCATAGTTATCTCCAAAATCTTTTAAGGTTGTCGGTTGAAAATGTTTTTTGGTATTCAGTTTCTTTAGGCGTGGTTAACCTGTTCTTCTGAGGCAAGGCGCCTGCGAATACTTCTTCTTTGGTTTTGAAAATACAAAAACAAAGTTTGCAATATCTGCGGCGGTAAGTGAATTCTTCATTCTGAATTGTCTCTGTAATGGCAATCTTGTCGCCCTCGCATTTTGGGCATTTCATGGGCGTCTAGCCTCCTGCAGTATCTCGATGCGCTCGCGTGCAGCGCGCAAGGTTGTATAGCGCTGGTGCAGGCGCTCCAAGACGGCCACACGTTTGCCAACTTCGCGTTCTTCTGTCAGCATCTCCAGCACCTTGACTTCATCCAAGGTCTTGAGTTCAGCGTTTAATTTTCGCCAGGTAAGTGTCAATTTTTGTCTCCAGTTTAGTGATTGTGTTTAGGGTTTTTACTAATGTTCGATTGGCGGCGTTAGCGTCTTTCTGATGTATTTTCAATATGGACCTTGCAGCTTTTAACTGCGCTTTCCATAGGTTTAGTCTAGTCATTTCAATTCCTCCATTGCAATATCTGACAAGGCGCGTTTGTCGTGGAGCGCTGCCCAAATCTTCTCATCTACTGTTTTATTAGAAATCATTACGTAGCACCACACGTCATGCCGCTGGCCGCTACGATGCAGACGCCCGATTGTTTGTTCATACAGTTCGAGCGACCAGGGCAGGGACAAGAAGACGATTCGACTGCCGCCGTGCTGTAAATTGAGCCCGTGGCCGGCTGACTTGGGGTGGACCAAAAGAAGTTCGACGCTTCCAGCATTCCATCGTTCAATAGCGCGGTCGTCGTCGAGGGTGACGGCTCTTGAGTATCTGCGCTTGAGTTCGGCCAACTCTTCTTTGTACGTGTACGCAATGATTGTGTTGGCATGTTGGTTTTCCTCCAGTAATTCATCAAGCCGGTCAAATTTAGATGTGTCAAACCATACGGGTTTATCCGCGTATACAAAACCCGACGCCATTTGTTGCAGCTTGGCCGTCACGACGCCGGCGTTAACTGCAATCGCGCGGTCATTGGGGAACTGCGCGACAAACTCAGTCTTCATGTCGTCATAGGGTTTACGATTAGTCAGGTTGCCGCGCACTTCAACTGTGTGCAGGGCCGGCAGTTTGTCTTTGTATTCGCCTGGCTCCAATACAAACGTCGCCGGCTTGATGCGCTCCATAACTAATGCCAAGGCGCCAGGGCGCGGCTGCCAATCGTTGTACTCGCGGTTAATCAGCGCAAAGTACTGCTGCATAAACGCGCCTTTTGCGCGGCCAAGTAGGTTCTGGTCGACGATCTTGCACTGGCCAAAGACGTCCTCTAAGCCGTTGCTAGTGAAACTGCCGGTAAGGCCCCAGCGGATTACCATAGGCTCAATAACTTTGTTGAGCGCTTTAAAGCGCGCGCCTGATGGATTCTTTAGCCGTGTAAGTTCATCAAACACAATGGCGTCAAAATCAAGTTCTTGTTCGGCCAGCCACTGCAAGTTGTCGTAGTTAGTCACGACAATGCGCGCGCTAGACGCCAGCGCTGCTAGACGTTCTTTGGGTGAGCCTACGGCCACAGCGATCTCATGGAACGGCGCCCACTTAGGCTGCTCCACAGGCCACACGTCAGTGCAAACGCGTTTAGGCGCCAGCACTAGGAAGCGCCCAACCTCTTCGTTAAAGAGCATGTCTTGCATGGCCGTTAGGGTGATGGCAGTTTTGCCCGCCCCTACCGGCGCCAAGATCATGGCGCGGTCGCGCTCATACAGGAAGTCAGCCGCTTCAATTTGATACGGCCTCAATGATCCAACCATCTATTTGCTCCTTGCTCCATAAACATGCGTACTTCTGATTCATTAGCGCCATGTCTGACGCGAATATTTTTTGCAGCTCTGACAAACGCCCATCAGGCGCCTTCAGTTCGATAAACCAAGTCTGGCCATTTGGAAAACAAACTACTCTATCGGCAACGCCTCTATGCGCCGGACTAGTAAATTTGTACGCTCTGCCGCCAAGGTCCTTGACGCGTTGCACTAAATATTTTTCGATTATTTTTTCTTTCATGTCAAAAAGTTTAACACACTATTATTTTTTGTGCTATAGTTCAATCTCAATCAACTAAAGGAGAGTTCAGTATGAAAGATATAACAGCATTTCCAGTAACCTTTAAATGGGGTAAAGAATTAAGCCAATACAACGGCATGACCTTGCGTGACTACTTTGCGGCATCATTTGTGTCATCAGGTCATGTTTTTAAATGTATGTCAGAAGGCGATAAGCCATCATTAGTTGCAGAGCAAGCCTATGCAATGGCAGACGCAATGATGGAGGCTCGCAATGCAACACAGTAATATTGTCGGCGGTTCAACCGCAAAGCGTGTGATCAACTGCCCAGGCTCAGTGGTCATGGTGCAAAAGATGCCGCCCCAACCAAGTAACAAATACGCAGACGAAGGCACGCTGTTGCACAACGTCATTGCTGAGATCGTGATGAGCGATAGAACGCCTGAGAGTTTTCTTGGTACTAAATACGAAGATCAAGTTCTCACGCAAGAGTTGATCGACAACAAACTCAAAGTCGCGCTGGCCGCGCTTGATGAGATCGACCCAAACAAAGACATGCAAATTGAAGCTGAGACTCGCGTTGGCTTTGGTGATCTGTTGCCTGGCGTCTTCGGGTCTACTGATCTTATCGGACGTATTGGTAATCGCGCTGTGGTATTGGATTGGAAGTTTGGTGATGGCGTTGCTGTGGAAGTGGAAGAAAACCCACAGTTAATGTTCTACGCTGCAGCCGCTATGCGTACTGAGGAATCTAAGTGGGCATTTGATGGCGCCACAGAGATCGAATGCATCATCGTGCAACCGCCTGCAGTTAAGCGCTGGGTAACTACACCAAAACGCATCGCAGAATTTGAGGCGCAGTTAGTGCGTGCGGTTAAACAAGCTGAACAGCCCGGCGCAATGCTTCGTACGGGTGACCACTGCCGTTGGTGTACCGCCAAACCTATATGCCCTCAGATGACAGGTGCTGCTGAACGTGCGTTAAAGACAACGCTTAATTCGCTCAATCCTGATCTAATTTCGTCGTACCTAGCGCAGGCCGATATGTTGGATGATTGGATTAAAGAACTGCGAAACATGGCGCATGTGATGATAGATAATGGTGTCCCTGTCCCAGGGTTTAAACTGGTACAAAAGCGCGCTACACGTCAATGGGTAGACGATAAAAAAGCTGCCGACGCATTGACTGAAATGGGCGTTGGCGCATTCAAAGAACCAGAGGTCCTCTCACCTGCACAGGCCGAGAAGGAACTCAAAAAGCGCAAGTTGGCATTGCCTGACGATCTCGTCGTGGCAGTGTCTTCAGGCACAACGCTTGCCCCGGAGAGTGATCCCCGGCCAGCAGTGTTGCAAATCGGGAAGCAGTTAACTGCAGCCCTTTCTAAAATCAACTAAGGACTTAAAAATGAGTTTAGTAACCTTTTCTAAAGCAAATCTCCCCGCAGTCAGTTCGTTGGCAACATCGTTGCGAACAATCCAATCCGAAGTAGGCGCAGCCGGCGTTGTCATCTTAAAGATGGACAAGACCGGTCACTGGGTATTCGGCGCGGATCAAACCGAAGTCGAAGACGACTCTCTGTGGGCCATCAATCCTTTCTCTTTTGTCCACGGCTTTATCGCCTGGGGCGACGGCGAAGTGCTTGGTGAGAAGATGGCCAGCGTAAGCCAGCCGTTACCTGTATTGGATGAGGCCCCACCTCAAGCCAAGAAGGGTTGGGAGTCACAAGTTGGCATGTCTTTGAAATGCATATCTGGTGACGACAAAGGAATGGAAGCGCGCTACACCACTACTTCGGTAGGCGGTAAGCGCTCTGTTCAAACGCTCGCAGTGGCATTGGCTGATCAGGTTGAAAAAGACCAGAACAAACCAGTGGCCGTTGTGCGTTTGAAGAAAGACCATTACGCGCATAAGTCCTACGGCAAAATCTACACGCCTGTGTTTGAGATTGTCGAATGGATTTCTATGGACGCAGATGCCACCGACGTAAAAGTCGAGGAAGAAGCGGAGCAACCTAAGCGTCGTCGTCGGGCTAGCTGATGACTCTTTGGGTTGACTTTGAAACCCGTAGCGCCTGCGACCTAAAAGCCGCAGGCGTTTACAACTACGCACAAGACGCGAGTACCGATGTGCTTTGTATGTCTTACGCCTTTAACGACGATGAAGTGCAGACATGGTTGCCAGATCAGCCATTTCCTGCCGCCGTAGCCCAGCACACCGGTTTGATATGCGCCCACAACGCAGCGTTCGAGCGCCTGATCTTTTGGTACGTGCTACAAATGAATTTCAAACTGGAGCAGTTCTACTGCACAGCAGCACAGGCTCGCGCCAATTGCGCGCCTGGCTCACTAGAAGACGTTGGCCGCTTTGCTGGCGCGTCTATGAAGAAGGATCATCGCGGCGCGCAGTTGATTCGCTTGTTGTCTATCCCGCAGGCCAATGGTTCGTTTAGACAAGACCCTGATCTTATGGCTGAGATGATCTCCTATTGTGAGCAAGACGTGCGCGCCATGCGTGCGGTCAGTCTAGGTATGCGGCCATTGAGCGAAGATGAGTTAGCCGACTACCACGTCAACGAACGTATCAACGATCGCGGCGTCATGGTGGATGTGCCGCTGTGTCAAGCTGCAGTTAAATTCGCCAGCGATGAAATGATCGAGATTGAGCAGATCGTGGCCGAAGTAACCGAAGGCGCGATCACTAGCGTGCGCTCTCCTAAGATGCGTCAATGGGTGATTGATCGTGTAGGCCCGCAGGCGCTAAAACTGATGGAGTCGCATAAAGACGGCGAGAAAAAATATTCTATTGACAAAACAGTGCGGGCTAATTTGCTTGCGTTGGCAGAGGAGAACGATGATGAGATACCGCCCGCTGTTGCCGAGGTTATACAGTGCGCCGATGACCTATGGGCGTCGTCGGTTGCTAAGTTCAGCCGCCTTGCAGACCTTGCAGACGTCGAAGATCAAAGAGTTAGGGGCGCGTTTGTCTTCTCTGGAGGATCAGCGACAGGCCGCGCTAGTTCATACGGCGCCCAGGTCCATAACTTCGCCCGTAAGTGCGCTGCCAAGCCCGACGCAGTCCGTAATGCTATGGTCAGAGGCCACACAATCGTCCCCAAGTACGGCGAACGAGTTACCGACGTACTTAAAGGAATGCTTAGACCAGCGCTCATCCCTGCAGCAGGCAAGCAATTGGTTGTGGCCGATTGGTCAGCAATCGAAGCAAGGGTAAACCCGTGGCTGTCTAACTGCTATGCCGGCGAACGCAAACTAGAAATCTTTGCCAAGGGCGAGGACGTTTACAAGGTCAACGCGGCCGCGACATTTGGTGTGTCAGTCGATGCGGTAGACGATCATCAACGTCAAATCGGCAAGGTGCAAGAGTTGGCCTGCGGCTTTGCCGGCAGCATTGGCGCCTTCGCAGCCATGGGCCGTATCTACAAAGTGTATTTGCCTGAGTCGGACGCCAGGCGCATGGTGGACGCATGGCGCAGAGCCAATGCTTGGTCGGTGCCTTACTGGCAAAAGCTAGAGGAATCCTACACACGCGCCATGCGAAACAAAGGCCATGAGTTCCCCGTCGGCCGTGTAACGTACATGTTCGATGGCCAGCACCTTTGGTACATGTTGCCTTCTGGCCGTGTGCTTTGCTACCCGTACGCAAGACTAGAAGACGATGGGATAAGCTACGCCAAGGCGGCGTGGAAGCCTGCAGCAGATGCAAAAGAATGGCCGCGCGCAAGACTTTGGAAAGGGTTAGCGTGCGAGAATATCACCCAGGCCGTGGCCAATGATTTGTTGCGTCACGCCTTGCGCCAATTGGATGATGTAGTGCTACATGTCCACGACGAAATCGTGCTAGAAAGCGCTGATCCAGTGGAAGCCGCCGCGAGGCTAGAGAAGGTAATGTGTACGCCGCCTGCCTGGGCCAAGGGTTTGCCCCTTGCTGCCGGTGTGTCGGTTATGACAAGATATGGAAAGTAAAAAGCCGCCTTGCCGGGCGGCTTTTCTGTCAACAAGGAGATGACGTGGAGTTTTTAGATTATATCTGCAACCTAGCCCCAGAGGGCGAAACACCTTTAATAGTACGACAAAAACCACAGTTGAGAAACGGCGAAGTGCAGCTACACGCTGACGGCGCCATTGTCGCAACGTGGCCGTCGTATCTGCCGACTAAGCAAAAACCCAAAGAAGGTCAGGCGTGGTATGTGAACACCGGCAGCTTTATCATTGACCGATTCAAGGACGGCAAAGTCAGTGCGTCTAAGGACAATATTGAGTTTGTGCTTTGCCTGATGTTGGACGACATCGGGACCAAGTCCAAGGAGCCGCCGCTAGCGCCAACGTGGAAGATCGAATCGTCGCCTGGTAATTTTCAGTGGGGCTACGCATTCAGTGAGCAACCATCCAAGGCTGCGTTTGTCGCTGCGGTCGACGCAATCGCAGAGGCTGGCTACACCGACCCAGGCGCGCGCAATCCGGTTCGTAACTTCCGACTGCCCGGCTCTGTAAACCTGAAACCTACGGCAGGCGGCTTTGTTAGTCGTTTGGCTGAATTCAACCCAGAGCGCTAGTACACGCTACAGCAAATCTGCGACACTCTAGACGTCATCCCTAAACCGGAGCAAGGGGACACTTTACGCCCGATTAAGATGGCCGACGATGGCAACGACGATGTTTTACGTTGGCTATCGGATAACAGTTTGCTATTGTCAAAACCTAATGGGCTAGGCTGGGCCGGCGTCATTTGCCCTAACAGCGCGCAGCATAGCGACGGCAACCCTGAAGGGCGCTACATGCCGGCAACCCGTGCGTATTGCTGCTATCACGGCCACTGCCAAGAACTAAACTCCCACACGTTCTTAGAATGGGTGGCCGACAACGGCGGCCCTAAACATACGCCAGGACTGCGCGAGGAACTCTTAACCCAAGCTATGGATCAGGCGTTATCTAAACTCACGCCAACCGACATGTTCAAAGACGACGCCGCCGCGATCGTGGCTGAAACTGAACGCAAGGAACTAGGCCGGGTAGAAAAGTCTGAATGGTGGGACCGGTTTGCGTACATCCAAGAAGACGACGCCTATTTTGATATGCAAGACCGGCGCGAACTGGCGCGTGGCACCTTCAACGCATTGTTTAGGCACATCGGCTGCAAGTCGGTCCACAACGGCCG